GTATAGCACCGAGGCGAGGCTGTTCGCCGACATGACCGAGAGCGGCAAGCCGATGAAGTCGGAGGTCACCACAGTGTAGTTGTGGCCGGCGTCGGAGAATTGCGGGGTCGCCGAGATGAACGTGTCGTAGGTCTTCTTGCCCCAGGTGGTGCCGGCGCCTGCCGCGACGGCGATCGTCTCGCTTTGCGGGTAGCCGTAGCCGTCAGTGCCCTGGATGAGCACGGCGCCGCCGGTGCCGGCCGCCACTCCAGTGACGCCGACGCCGCGGGTGCAGCCAATCTCGGGGATGTTGAGGCGCGCCGTTCCGGCCGGAATCTCCGAGGAGAGCCCGGTCGGCGCGCCGGCGCCGTAGGCGGCTGGATTGTAGCGGTTGGTGAAGGTGACTTGGCCGGTTCCGGCCGCGGCGGGGGCCGGACTCACGGTCATCGCCCCGGTGGTCGCGTTCACGCTCTGCACCTGAGTGTAGAGAGTCGCGCCGGCCGCGCCGCCGTTTAACAGCGCAATCCAGAGGCCAGGCTTGTTGTAGCGCCAGACATTGGCCGCGACCGAGGGCGCGGCCATGGTGACGTTGGCGGTCGCGCCGGTGGTGAAGGTCGCGGTGTCGACGCCCATGTCGAGGGCAATGCCGGGAACGGTCGCTCCGCCGAGGATCTGGGTGTAGGGCGCGCGGCCGACGTTATAGGCCGTCAGGTTGACGAACGGCGTGCCGCTGGTCGCCCCGCCGGCGGTGGTCAGGGCGGCGGCGCCGGGGCTAAGGAAGCAGTTGACGGTGCGGATCGGGATGGCGGCGTAGACGCAGGGAATCGTCCCTGGCCCGGTCTTGTCCTTGCCGCCGCCCGCGCCGGGGATGGCGAAGCCACCCCAGAACAGCGACGGCCCGATTTCGTCCGAGTATTCGCGAGGCTGCGCGCCGCCCTGAGCCCCAGCGACGCCGCCGAGGACGAGTAGCGGGCCAGTAAATGCTGCCTTGGCCATCAGGCCGCTCCCTCTGGCTTCAACGGAATGACGTTGTCGCCTCGATCATGATCCACGATGAGAGCCGTGCCGTCATCCTGCTGGATCAATGAAACTCGACCAGATTTTATTTCGGCTGCAAGTTGCGCGGCGTGAAGCAACTGTTCCGGCGTATCCCAAGTCGTGATCAGAGCTTCGCATCTCTGGCAGAGCAGTGCGCGCACATTCTGTGTCTTAGGGTCGCGATCAACGACAAGGCAGCGGATTTCGCCACGCGCATTGACGGCCTTCTCCGGCTGTTTACACATCGCGCAGCGATTGCCTTGAGCCGCGATCATCTCGTGATAGGCATGCAAGGGTACGCCGCGATTGGGTGGCGGCTCCTTGAGTACAAGGCCGCGAGCGTTGGCTAAACTATCGGGGTCGTCTCTAAACGCCCCCAAGCCATTATTGCAATTAAAACACAATAATGCACGCACCTCGCCAGTCTTGTGGTCGTGATCGACCTGCAACTTTGTGCGTTCTCCCTTATGGATACGCGTTTCCTCACCGCCGCACACAGCGCATACACCGCCCTGCTTCTCGAACAGACGATTGTACTCGTCTTCGTCAATGCCGTAATACCGCATAAGACCATAATGGCGTGCAGCCTCTCTGGTCATTTTCTTCTGGCGCAGTCCGGTGTCAGGATTAACGACATAGGTTGTCGTGAAATCTCCGAGCGTCAGATTGTCCGCTCGCAGATTCAGGGTATCGCCATCCCTGAAGAGGATATTTCGCTCTGGCCATTCTCCGGTGATGAACAGCCACGCGACACGTGCCGCAGGCGTTGTCCAACCGTTAAGGCAAAAGTAGCGATAGCGTTTCTCCTCGCCATTTGAAATCCGCAGCGCCTTGATCGCGCCCGCTTCATCGCCAGCCCGTAATCTGCGGTTCGGCTTCACGATCCATGTCAGGCGACCCGTGGCGGGGTCGTAATCCACCCACTGCTTCAATTCGGCAAGCGTCATCGGATGCTGCTTCGGCATTGCTTTCTCTCCATTCTCTAGAGAGACATATGCCACGTTTCCATCCATCAGTCAAGCGCCGCCGGTTATCGTTTCATGTTCATGGTCTTACCAAGTATATCTCGTCGCTGCTATAGTATTGGGCCACTATTGTGTCGGGAAGGAACCCCATATACTTCTAAAGTCAAAGTAACCAAAAGAATAGCGCTCGTACCCTTTCACAAGTAGATTGTCCGTGGTGAAATCGACCTGCATATCCATTTCAAATGCTACTCTCTGCAAGTATAGAAGTCCCTCTTGATCTGTTAATACAAACCACGCGGTCGGCGACGACAGGTAATCGTGGACCAGATACCCATCGGGGATGCCGCCGGACGTCTCCAAAATCGCGTTCACGTCATTGTCTGAGGTGCCTGGTCTCAGGACGGTCTTGAGGAGGCGGATCGCGATAGGCTCGAGCGCGATTGGCACCACCAGGCGGCGGGCGCGGGCCTGCATGCGGAGGCCGGCGTTGTCGCGGAACTGGCCGCGGACTGAGGCCTGCGCGTTGAGGAGCGCCGCCTCGTTGAGATCCATGTCGACCGCGAACCGGTTCGGAACGACGCCCGTGTCGATCGGATGGTTCAGCGAACACAATGGCTGCTGATCGCCAAGAACAGTCGAATCATAGACGGTCGCTGTGTTCAGTAGATATGCGCCGTATATTTCTTTTGTTTGGTTAAACGACTTCTGGAGTCCAAGATTAGAAGGTCTCCACTGTCTCTTATAAAGATTATCATCGATCATCTTACGGGTGAACGCGTATCCGAGCCCGATCTCCTTGTGGTATTGATTGTAGATATAGCGTTCACCAGCCATGTTATCAAATGTAGTCGGACCTCCTTCATTCTTTAATGCGGCTAGCCCAAGAAACCGCATCGAGGCTGTACGTTCGACAGACATGTAAGACTTATCGACGTGATAGATCTTAGGGTAGATCCTGTCGAGATCCTTGTATTCCCCGGCGACTTTCCTTAAGCCTGGAAAGAGGAGGTCATACGCCTGGGCGACTGAGACTGCCATTTAACTATCTCCTCTGCCCAGATTACAACGGCGCAACGACGCGATAGCTTTGCGCGTTGAAGGTGACGTAGACCCAATTGAAGGGCGTGGTGGGATCGGTCCCGTTCGCGCCCGGCGGGTCGCGGATGATCTCGACCACCTTGAATGGGTAGTTGTTGCCGCCGGCGACCACGCTCGGGGGCGTGGTCACCATGTCGATGCACGCGGTCGAGACGCCATTCAGCGAGGGGTTGCCGTTGGCGTAGCCGCCAGTCAGCGACGGCCCGAAAGCGAAGGCGCAAGTCGCGCCGACCAGCGCCTGGCCGAGCGGGCCGGTGGCCGCCCCAGGCCCGGTGGCGACTCTAAAAACGGCGACCGGATCATCGATGACCTTGGCCGCGACCTCGTAGCCGCTCGCCTGGGCGACGTCGGCGGTTCCCGGCCACCACTGGCTCTCGACGATTTTTTTCTGGCTGATCGACATGTACGTGCAGCCGCCGAAAATGCCGGCGATCTGCGCGTTCGGCGTCGAGGCCTGCGCGATGTAGCCGCTCGAAAGCTGGACGATGGGATCGCCGAAGAAAATCGGCGTCGGGTTATTGTATAAAATGTAGCGCTTGCTGATCTGATAGTTCGGCTGCGCCCCGAGTCGGCCCGACTCCGCAAACCCGAACGGCGCAAAGGTGTTGGCCATGACGAACCTGTCCCGTGAGGGTTGAAGGGTTCGTCACCGCCGAGCGCCATTGGTGACATGAATTGTCCCGCCATCCGCGAGCGCCGCGGCGGCGGGGGTTCATCGAGCCGGATATCCTCTCAGGCGATATCCACTGGCCCGACGTGAGCCCTGATCCGGGGCCGGGTTATCGGGTTCTCGCTGCGAGACGGCGTCCCAGGCGGCGCCTCGGTCAGCTTGATCTCCGAATTTCGGACCTGATCAGCGGCTTTGCGAATATCCCGCAATCGCTGCCGGTCTGTCAACTCTTTTGGTCTCTCCATCAACACCATGCCCTCGATGACGATGCTCTCATCGGCATATTCGGGATAGAGGAGATTCCGGTGGCGGGAGGCCGGCACGGCCGCCCAGCCGCGGCGCAGGAGCGTGTTGTAGTACTGCGGATATTCCTTGTTCCACACGCTGTGAGTCTTCCACTCGTAGGACCATCCCGGCGGCGCCTCGACGTACCAGCGGTCGCGAAAGCTTTCCTCTTCATCGTCGTCGCCGTGCATCTGGCGAAGCTCGGCGATGCGCTTGCGCGCCCGCTCCAAATGGTCGACGAAATCGGGGCGGACCTCGTCCGCGCCGCGCAGTTCGGGCCGCTCATTGGCGCGCCCGAACGGGCCGATCGGCTCCTCGCCCAGAAAATCGGTCAATGTCGCGATCCTCCAATCTTGCCCGCCTGCACGCCGGACAGATATTCGCGGGCGTACTCCTCATCGCTCATGCCTAAAACTTCGTGCGCGAAATGCCGCTGTTCGGGGGTGAGGGTGACGGCGGTCCGCTCGACCCGGCCGTCGCGCAACGAAGGCGCGCTCGAGATCACCGGCGCCGCCGGCGCGACCCGCATGGTCGATACGTTCTGCGCCCGCGGCGTCTGGCCGCCGTTGCTCGGACTCGGGGATTCGCCGCGCTCGCGCGCATCGATCTTGCCGAGCTCATGCTCGAGCGCGGCGAAATAGGCGTCCGTCTCCGGCTGATAGCCGAGCGCGTTGGTCAGATAATTGTGGACGCCGTCGACCTTGTTGATCTCGCGGCGCGACTGCACCCGTTCGGGATGAGCCTGAATCCACTGGGCCGAGCGCGGATAGCCGGTGCGCTGAAGCTCGCGCGAGATGTTGTCCATCGCCGCGCGCGCGTCGTAGGCGGGCGGCGGCGGCCTGGTCTGGATTTGCGGCACGGGAACCGGCGGCGGTTGCTGCGCCTGCTGAATCCCCGATTCGACCATCGCCTTCTGCTCCTGAAGGCGAAGCAGGTTGGCGCGCGAATCGGAGATGAAGATTTGCGCTTCCGAGGCGGCGCGATGGTCGCCGCGGTCGAGCGCCTGCTGAAACGCCTCGCGCGCCTGTTCGGACTGGCTGCGCGCCGCCTCGATCGCCTGGTCGATCATGCCGACGTTGGCCGCGCCCACCCGGACCTCGGCGTTGACCCGCGCGTCGTATTCGGCGCGCGCCTGCAATTGGGCTTGCTGAGTCGCCCGTTGCTGGGCCACAAGCTGCCGCCGAAGCTCTTCGGCGGCGTCGGGTTGATGAGGGGGAAGGGGCGGCGCGGGAGGCGCCGCCCCGCCTTCCTTGCGGCTGGCCGGGGCCGGCTCGACCTCGACCGTCACCGGATCGAATCTCCGCTCGGGCGGCTCCTCGTTGTCGTCGGCGAAAAGGGCGCGGTTTTCGGCTTGTTCAGGATCAGAATTTTCCCGCGGGGGCATCGCGGTCGCTTTCCTAGTTAGAAGACAGCGTCTGGATGTTGGAGCACCATCTTGATGTGGACGTCGGGAATGAGCCTGGCCTCGCGACCGCCGGGGCCGCCGACCGCCATCTTCAGGCCATCTGACGGCCTGAAGACGACCCAGTCGCCGGGCTTGGCGGCGAAGCCGCCAAACTTGACCTTCTCATCATCATGGAACGCAGTGTGGCCGACCTTGATCACCATCCCGACCTTGGCCTGAAAGTGATCCTCCTGGGTCACTTGCAGCGGCACCTTGACGCCGCCAGCGGTCATCACGTCGGTCGGGCGGATGTAGAGCGCGATCAGGACGTTCTGGAAGATCGGCTTGATGTCGTCGAGATAGGGATTGACCTCCTCCCAAATCTCCATATGCGGCGGCTTTTCATGAACGAGTCGCATCGTCACGGGCATGTGACGAACCTCCCAAACTTATCTCTTCGATCCACTTGAGGCAGTCGGTCAGGCCTTTGAGGTAGCCGACCTTGCCTTTGTAGTCGGCGTAATCCCGACAGGCGCCGATAAGCACCATCTCGGTCTGCTTGCCTTTTTGCTCCTCCATCCGCTTCATAAGTTCGCGGCCGAGGAAGACCGATGCGGCATCCATTCACACCCGTCCCAAGGCGCTGCGAATCTCCTGCTCGACATCCGACAGATCGATCGGCGGCGTGAGGACCGTCTCGAGCAAGCCGCGCGCCAAGACCTCCTGCGTCAGCGATTCGTTGTCGCGCGGCATCTCGCTCCACTGGATGAGTTGGTCGAACGGAGTGCAGAGGACGACCACGCCGCTCCAGCGCTCGCCTTCCTTGTCCGCGAGCTCCGCGGCGTCGCGCAGCTTGTCGCCGAGGACGGTCATGAGCGCCACGTAATCGCCTTGACCGCCCACATCTGCGCGGTCTGCGCCTCGGTGATGGCGATCGAATAAAGCCGCTTCGCCTCGCCATCGCTCAGTTCTTCGCGCGCATCGCTGAGATGGTCGATGATCTCGGCAAACGCCTGCTTGAGCTTCGCGACATTCGCATCGCCGCTCGGGTTGAAGTTAAGGCCGACGGCGCGCTCGCCGTAGGTCATCGGTCGATCGTTCATTTCTCCAGCCTCGCAGTCTCTTGGCGCCCCAAGCCGGATCCGGCGCCGTACTTGCGCTTGACCGTGACCGCACCCTTCGTCCCGCCTTTGCCGAAGGAATGCGTGCCAGCTTTGCCGAAGTCATGCCTGCCGGGAGTCGAGATCTCGACTCGCCCGCCGCTGGCG